CCGACCATACCGTTGCGGAGGCCTTCGGAGGTGCCGGATTCGTTGACCTTCACGAAGCGGGCGTCACGGAGCAGGGCGCCGTGGGCTTCGGGGCGGACGTTGATCCAGCGGCCCTCGGTGGGGACGTTCGCGAGGTCCAGTTTGATCTTCATCGGGACAAGGACCTTGTCGTAGAAGTCAGACGGGGTGCCCGCGGCGATGGTGATGGAACCGACCTGGTTGGCGGTCTGGATGCCGGTGTACATGGTGTTGGCGATGAACTGGTCGATGACGTCGGCAAACCCGTAGGCGGCTTCGTTCATCGACTGGGGGATGACGTTGCCCTTGGCCTGGCGTGCGTCGACGTCATCGACGGCGAACGCGAAGAACTTGGACTGGTCGACAACGAGGGTGCGCTGGGAGTCGTTGACCTGTTCCGGGTTGATCGTGGTCACGTTCGGGACGTAGCTGCTGATCGTGGGGCGACCGATGGACGTGATGCGTACGGTGTCGCCCGCGGCGCTGATCTCACCTTCGTAGTCGCGGTTGATGCAGTCGCCGTAGACGAGGGCTTTGCGGGTGGCGACCAGGAGGTTGGCGGACCAGATCTCTGGGCGAAAGTTCACGATAGACATAGGGTGTCTCTTTCTGGGTTATCCGAGGAGGTTCCGCAGCAGGCCCTTGGATTGGGCCTGTACGATCTGCTCGGGGGTCATGGTTTTGAGCTGCTGCTCGGTGATTTGGCCTTGTTCCCCGGTTCCACCAGAGAGTTCGATGCCGCTCGCACCAGTCGCCCGGACTGCCTTGAGTTTGGGGTTTGCGTCCACTTCGGCTTTGACCAGCGCGTCGAGCTGCTGGGCGAAGTCCGCGGAGGATGGGTCCAGCTCGGCGAGTGCGCCCTTGCGGGTGAGGACTGCGTCGAGGAGGTCTTCGTCGGCGCCTGCTTTGCGGGCTGCCTTGTCGAGGGCGCGCTCTACGGTGAGCGCACGGATGGCCTGGTCCTTGGCGGACAGGTCGGCGGTGAGTTTGGCGGGGTCGAGGGGTTCCTCGGCGGTTTTGATGCCGGCTGCTTCAAGGATCTTGTTGATGCGGGCTTCGGCTGCGGTTTCGGCGTCGCGGGCTTTGACCCGGTTCGCTGCTGCTTCGTCGCGGAGGCCTTTGACGTAGTTTTCGTCGTAGGTCTTCGGTTCGGCTGCGGCTTCTGTGGTCGCTGCCGCTTCGGCGGTCTGCTCTGCCGCGGCTTCCGTGGTCGCTTCGGCTGCTGCTTCGTTCTCTACTGCTTCAGGCACAATGTCCTCCTGGGACGTGTCGGATGATGCCCCGTCATCTAGGCGGGGCGGGTGTTACGGTCTATTGCCGAGGTCGATCTGTTCCCGGCGGTTCCGGCGTAGGAGCCCGGTCTGTGCGGTGAAGTCCCGGATGCGTGCCTGCCCGGCCCTGACGTCGCGCATGGCGCGCGCCTTGTCCAAGGGTGTGAGGGCGGCTGCGGCTTGGAGTTTGGACGCCCTGACGGCCCGTTCGAGGGCGCGGAGCTTCTGGGTGTTCTTGTAGTCCTGCTCGTTCGCCGCGGTCCACGCGTTGGGTTTGAGCACGGTCACGCCGGGCAGGTACGCCGTCAGCGTGTGCTTGCAGTTCGGGTGGAACAACCCCGCGGCGGTAGCGTCTTCGATGGTCGCCGCGACATGGAACGTCACGGGCTCGCCGTTGGACGCGTCGGGTTCGGTAACATGACCTTCGCCCCGGTCCGCCAGCACTTTGCCCTCCCACGGGGCGCACAACGGGCACGGACGCCCCGTCGTGCTGATCGTGAAGTAGGTGATCCCGGCGAGGGTCAGCCGTTCCCGATGGGAGGCGTTGTACGCCCGCTGGGTGGCTGTGCGGGTCGCCATTTCGACGTAGGTGGCGAGGTTCCACTCACGCCCCGCCTTGTCGGTGAAGCCCTTGACGCCGCGGCTGGTGAGTTCCCGCCACGCCTGCGCCTGGGCCTCCGCCGGGGTAGCCTTCCCCAAGTCCGTGAGGATCTGAGCCGTCGCACCGGACACCGTCGCGGCACGGTAGGCGTCATCGGCGAACCGGGTAATGCGGTGCGCCGCCGCGGACAGCCGCGACTCCAAATCCTGGCCCATCAGCCGGGCACTGTTCACATCATGCGGGAGCAGGTCGGTGACGTTCCCGGACAGGGCGTAACGGTCCGCGTAACGCCTGACCTCTCGGGCCGCTGTGGCGTTACCGTTCCGTGCCGCCGTGTCCGCGACCGTCCTTGCCATGACCTGCACCTGCGCCTGCACGTGCGCGGCTGTCTTGTCGGCTTCCCTGCGGAGGTCCGAGTACAGGGTCGCCATCTGCACACTGCCCGGGCCTGCGGCGATCGCGTCACGGACGATGGACGCGGACCGGACGATCAGGCCCTGTTCCGCGTCCGTGTACACCACCACGACGGACGCGGCGAGGGCATCAACCGTTACCGGCAACGACTCCGTCTGCTGCTGGGTCTGCGGATCCGTCACTGGTCATCCCATCGCTCGGGTGCATGAACATCGGATCCGGGAGGGCGGCGGGTTTCTGCGCGTTGATCAGCTTGATTTCTGCGCTGATCTGTTCGTCGTCCCAGTCAGGGTGGAGCATCCCGACGATGACCTCATCCGAGGCCGCCTCAGCGGCACGGAGCGCCTGCACGGTCTGGGCGAGGGACAGCATGGACTCCTGCACGCCCTCTGCGATGGCCGCGTCAATGTCGACACCGTCCGGGACCGTGTTGTTATGGAACAGGGCACGGTCGACGGTGAGGAGCTTCCCCAACGCGTCCTGAAGCGCCGGGCGCCACAAACGCCACTTCCGGTCACGGGTCAACAGCGAGCGTTGCTGCTGCGCCTCGACCTCCGTGGCGGTCTTGACAGCCTTCTCCGCGCCCTTCATCCCGAACGTCTCCGCGGAGTAGCCTGCGGCGGTGACGATCTTCATGGTGAGGTCGTCCGCGGTTTCCTTGTGTTCCTGGACCCGGATGTTGAACTGGACCTGTTCGATCATGTCGGACAGGGACGCGTCAGCCTTGCCGAGCATTTCCACGGACGCGTAGGCTTCCTGCTCCGCGTTGAACGCCGAACCCTGGCCCGTGCCCACATTGTTGAGCAGCGACTTCGCGACCATGATGCGGGCCTTGCCGAGCCGGACGTCACGCATCCAGGAGGTCATGGTTTCGTCAAGGGCGTCCATGAGCTGTTCGACACCGTCAAGGTCCGACCGGCCCAAATTCCTGCCGAGGGGGTCGGTGCGCCAGCGCCGGTTCGGGGTCTGGTTCGGCACGTAAATCACGCACAGCCCGGGAGTCTCGCTGCTGATGATCCCGAACGCGTCCACAGTCTGGGCAAGCGGCGCGGTCGCCGGCTGCTCAGTCAGCGGGACCGGGTGGCCGAGTTTGTCCTCCTCGCCCTCATACAGGCCGTGGAGGATGATGCCCGTACCGTTGTCGTCGGTTTCGTGCCGTTCGAGGTGCCGGTATACGCGCTTGCCGTCCCTAGCGACGACCTGCCAGAACGTCACCGCCGTCAGCACGCCCCACGAGAACTCGGGGATCGCCTGGTCCGCGTCGACGTGGGTGAGGAACGGGGCGTCGGGGCGGGTCTTGGGGTCCCACCCGACACGCAGGTACACCCCGCCGAGGGCGGCGCACACGTCGGCGGCGCCGGTCAGTTCGGCGTGGAAGTGGTCATCGACCAACTCGTCCAGCCGCGCCTGTGCGTCCTTGTTGTCCGAGGTGATGGTGATCGTGTCACCGAACAACAGGTCCGCACTGGCTTGGCACAACTCGGCTGCGATGGGCACGTGGAGCTTCACCCGCCGGTCAGGACCACGGGACGCCTCACCCCAGAACCAGCGCGTCAACGCACGGCCCACGGTCGCGCGGAACCCGCCATGATCGGACGCAAAGAACCCCGTAGCACTCGGATCCGAACCGGTCGCCCCACCATAAACGCTGGAGAGCTGGTCCGTGTCCCCTGAGTACCATGCCGCCCAGACCCCCATGTTCGGGAGGATCCGGACGAGCTGCGGCGGGGGCCACGACTGATTAGTGTTGGGCAAGCCCATGAGGCCCCTTTCAAAGGTGGTTTAGTCGGCGAGTTCGCCGCGCCAAAGGGACTCGGTTGTAACAATTCCGTAACGACCGGCGTCCATACTGTCGTCGCCGCGTTTGATCGGGGCGTCCACGCCGCGTTCGGTCGCTTTCGGGTCCCACACGTAGTCGGTGACTTCCTCCACCCAGCCCGCGCACCGGTCGGTGACAACCAACTGGCCTTTTTGGAGGAGGGAGGACACGATGCCGATGCCGTACACCACATCTTTTTTCGCGCCCTGCGTAGCCAAACCGTCGACGTAGAGTTCCTGGCGGAAGTCCGCCGCCGCGGTGTCCACAATCACCCACTCAGGGGCGAGGGCAAGCTGTTCGGGGTGATGCGGCTTGCGGATCCAGTCCCTGATCGTCTTGGACTGCTGCGACGGTGACTGGCGGAGGGTGGAGGACGTGCCCGCGTCAATCCGCAGTTCGTCCATCATGTACAGCTTCCGGTCATACCCGATGCCCAGCATGATCGCCGACGTGGCGTGCTGGGTGCCGAAGTCAATCGACACGCACAACACCCGCTTCATCGGGGGCATGTCTTCCCAGCGGATCACATGCCGGGTCGGGTCCCACATGTCGTACACGGCGCCCTCGGCGTTCGTCCACAACCCTTTGATCATCCGGTCATAGAACACGCCCGCGTAGGACGCCTGCATCTGCGCGATGTACGCCGGGCCCGGGTTGCCGCCGGGGAAGTATTGCGGGTTGTCGTGCATGGTGAAGTGGAAGACGCGCATGTTCTTCGCCGCGGCCTGGAGGATCCAGTCGAGCCGCAACCAGTGCCGGGTCGAGCCCGGGTTCGTGGTGGCAAGCAACCGGGCGCCGGCGACGCGGAGGCGGGAGACGAGCATTTCCCAGAACCCCAGCGGCAACAACGTCGCCTCATCCACGTAAGCCAACTCGACGGTGGAGCCGCGGATCTTCTCCTCGGACCGGGTGTCGTTCGCGCCCACGAGCGCGACCTCTTTGCCGAGGATCATGGCGATCCCGGAACCCTTGGTGTGGACGATGTGGTTGGCGAGTTCCCCGAAGATCCGCTGATCCATGAGCGGGGCGAGGATGTTGCGTTCGATGGTCTGGAGCGTCTTGCCCACGATGATGATCAGGCCCGTGCCCTTGCACAGCCTGACGGCGAGGAGGAATGCGAACAGGGACGCGATCGTCTTACCCGCCGAGACGGCGCCGACCCACAGGCTGATGGTCTGCTGTTCGGATTCGACGATGGACGCGATCTGCTTATCCGACAGGGCGGGGTTGCTCACGTCTCATCCCCCACTTTCGCGGGTTTCACCGCCGTGTCGTAGTGCTGCCGGAACCCGGTCAGCAGGGCGTCGACAACGGAGTCGGTGGCGGTGGTGTCCTTGGCGACCTCTTGCGGGGCGTAGTTCTTGATCGCGGTGGACGCCTGGGACGCGGCGGATTGTTCGCGGGCGTAGTCGTTGGGTGGGATGAAGGATAGTTCGGCCTCACCCTCGGACGCGCCGGTCCCGCGCAGCACGGTCTTCCACTTCTTCTCGCCGTTTTGTACGGCGCGTATCTCGGCGACCCGGTGTTCCTGCACGGCGATCAGTTCCAGCCGGAGCAGTGAGACGCGTTCTTTGGCGTCGAGGACCCGCCGCGCGGTCGCCGCTTCGGTCGTGGTCCCATCGAACTTCAGCCCGTTGCGGGAGCAGAACGTCGAAATGGTGCCCGCGGGCCTGCCGGTGCGTTCCGCGATCTCGCGCTGGGTGAGGCCTTGTTTGTGGAGCTGGAGGATCTCGTCCTTGTCAGCCTCGGTCATTTTCGGAAGTCTGGGAGCCACCCTGCACCTCCTGGATGCTACGGGCTTACATGTGGTGGGTTTGGATGTAGTTGAGCCAGTCGCCGGGGCATACGACGGTGGTGTCGGGTGCGCCTAACCGTGCGGCGTGCATAATGTTGGACGCGAGCTGCGAACAGGTAGTCTCGCCGCGGTCGTCCAACCAAGTGGCTACCTTGTCGGGGATCCGCCCGCCAGTAATGAAGTGCCAACCCAGCGCCGCGAACGACAAGTAGTCGTAGCGGACGTGCTGGCTGTACTCGGCGAGGCCGGCGACGAGGTGTGCTTGTTCTTCGGTGTGCGGGTATCGGGACCAGATGACAGTCTCGTAGTCGGTGATGGGGCGGATGCGTGCACCGTGCGGCTCTGCGCTGATGCACTGCGTGTCACTGATCGCAACGATGGTGTGATGCGCCCGGGATCCGGTGACGCGTTCAATCGCTTTACCCATCCAGCCTTTGGAGTCAACGACGCATCCGACTTGTCCTGTCAACATGCGAGCCCCTTAGGTGATGGTGATGTAGCCGCAGTTGAGGACGGGGGTTTCGGGGTTGGAGGTGATCTTTGCCCACACCCGGTAGGCTCCGGGTGTTAGCCCGGTGACGAGTACGCCGATCTTGCCCGCGACGTTGGCGGGTGCGGTGAATGTGACTGGTCTGACGCCGTCCGGGGCGAGACAGAACGTCACACCGGACGTGACTGCAACCCCGTCGACGGTGATGGTGACGGGCTGGAACTCGGTCGACTCGCGTTCGTAACTGTTCACAAGGTGCCTGCCCATCTGCGCGGTTCAAGGGTTGCGGTCTTCGAACGTTCGGGGAGCGTCGTGGCCCAACGTCGCGGGTCAAGGGTGCCGGTGACAGTGATGTCTACCGGCAGGCCGAGGGGTGCGCCGGAGAGTGTGAGCGAGCCATTGCCAGCAAAGCCGATTGCCCCGCCCGTTGCGGGTTGTCCTGTGGCGGTGAGTTGCCCCATGCCGCCGAGGTTGAGCGCACCCATTGTGGTGACTGCACCCGAGAGGGTGAGCGTGCCCGAACCGGTGATGCCGAGTGTTCCGGCGCCTGCGCCCGAACCGTTCCCGGACAGCGCGAGTGACCCGGAGCCTGCGAGGGTGAGCGCGCCTGTGGGTTTCGGCGTGCCGGCGAGCGCCAGCCCGCCCGCGCCCGACAGGTTGAGCGAGCCCGTGTAGCCGGTGCCTGCGCTGAACGCCAGGGAACCAGCACCGCCAAGGGTTAGTGACCCGGCGGCGTTAGCAACACCGGACAATGCCAGCGTGCCAGTACCGCTAGGGCTGACCGTGCCCGACGCTGCGGGGGAGCCACCCAAAGCCAGGGCACCAGCCCCGGACGGGGCCGTGCTACCAGTGACAGCAGGCTTGCCAGTGCCAACCAGTGACCCGGCACCAGACAGCGCCACGGACCCCGTGAACGCGGACGAACCAGCGGCGACCTTCACCGCGAAGGTGAGGGCTTCCTTGCTCGTCGGGGCGTTCGTGACCGTCGCTGTCGGCTGGAACGATGTCGCCGTCGACGACTCCACATAGGCGACACCAAGCCAGCAGCCGTCCGTGCCGGACAACGGGACGGACGTGTCCACGTCCTCGATCGGGGAGCCGGTACCGGACCATACCGCGGAGATTGTTGACGTTCCCGTGTTGTCCAGGCCGTTCGCACCGAACAGCAGGTTTGTGCCGGTCAGGCCGGTCAGGTTCGGGTTAGCTGCGCCCGCTGCGCCGCCAGTGCTGGACGCCGCACCAACCCACGTGGACCCGGCGGGGAACTCGTACACGACGGCGGTGATGGGGTAGTTTGAGCCGTTGTGTGTGGTGCTGAAGGATGCTTCGGCGGCTGTGGCGGTTTTGTACCAGACGTAGAGCCCGGAGTTGCTGACCGCCGAACCGTTGGTCGGGAGCGTCCACCCTGCCGGGGTCGTGGACGTGACCGCACCCTCAACAACGGCGACGAGGAGGTTCCCCGCAGTGGCGGAAGTAAATGCGACCGTGTGCGAAGTGGTGCCGTTACGTGGCGCCTGGATGAGGGAGCGGTTGACCCACTGGACCATGCCAGCCCCCTACGGTGTTTAGGACTCGGTGAACGTGAGGGTGAGGGCGTACGTGCCCTGGGAACTGAACGCTTGGGACGTGACAGCCCCGCCGTCGAGGTAGTTCCCCGCGGTGGCGGCGTCGTGGATCCCCGCACCGGCAACGGTCACACCGGTCGGGACGTCGAACGTCACGGTCGCGGTCACCACACCGTTCGACGGCGCACCCCACGTCAGCGACTTCCTGGCATACGCCGGCGCGCCACCCGTCACCTCGGTACCAGCAGCGGCACCGGGCACGGTCGTATACAGGGCCGCGTAGAGGGCCGCGTTCTTGTACGCCGTCGCCAAACTGTTCTTCATGGACGCGGTCTGAATAGCCATGGTGCTCCTAAAGCTGGTGAAGGGTGATTGTGGCTATTCAGCCGTTACGCGGTGAGGATCGTCAGCGAACTCAGGTCAAACCCGTTTTCGGTGACGTCGAAGACCATGAGGCCGGGGTCACTGTCGCGGCCTTGGACTTGCCGGAACCAGTCAGACCCGTTATCCAAAGTGGGGGCGCCGAGGCAGTACCGTTGACGGCCCGATACGGGGTTACGGCCAGCTACCGAGGCGGAGAACGAGTGGTAGTGACCGTGCACCAGCACATCGGCGGTCGCGGCAGCTTGTGCGCCGAAGGCCTGCTTCTGCCACCACGTCACAGCCTGTCCCGGGCCGAACTGATTACCGTGCACGATGCCCACTTTGGTGCCGTAGAAGTCCACCGCAACGCTTTCGTCGTACTCGGCTGGCTTCACCCATGAGACGTCCATACCAGCGGCGTCCGTGACCTTCTGGACCTGCTTGTGCATGAACAGCCCAAGGTCATCACTGGGGCGCCCAAGGTTCTGCTTCCCACAGCGCCAAGCAGCGTGGTTCGAGGGGATGCCCGCGACCGTGACAGGGGCGTAAGAGTGTGCGAGGTTGATGTACTCGAACAGTTCCGTGCCGTACGTGTCGAGCTGGCCCGACAGGCTCAGGTCGTTCGTGAACATGGGGTTGCCGCCAGACTCGAAACCCTCAATCCCGTCACCGGCATCAGCCAGGAGGATCGCCGAGGGGTTCCGATCTGTCAGGAGCTCGTCCAGTTTCTTACGGATCACGGTGGAGCGTTCGATCAGCTCAGCAGTACCGCCACGCGAGCCGGTCTTACCGATCTGCGGATCGGCCCACACAATGACCGTTGCCCGGTCAGCCAGAACGGGACGCGGAATCGAAGTTGCGTGACGGGCCGCGGCGTACAGTGCCGGCAGGTCAACGGCTTCAAGCCCGGCATCAACCGACGCAACAGGCCGGACGTTGTTGAGTTTATTGAAATAGCCGCCCTGCGGGGTGCTGGTGACTCCCCATGTAAAGGTGACCTTGTCGGGATCTTGGCCCTTGGACGCTATGAACCGCCTGAAGTCTTCGTAGCCCCATGCGCGTTCGCTCATGGTCACGTAGTCGGCTGTGCCGTCCGGGCGGTGAGTCTCGGAGTTGACCGGGGCCTCAGCCTTGGTGCAGATGCATTTCCCGGCCCGGTGGTCGTTGATCGCCGACTTGCCCATGCCGAGGAACTTCGCGGCCTGCCTGGACGTCATCGCTTCGGCGTTCGGTGTCGCCACCTGCCCATATTTACAGCGTGTCATAGCGGTTCCCGTCTGCTTACGGTGGTGAAAGGGTGCCCGTTCTTTGTGGTTCCGCTGAACTGGGGCGATAAGGTGCGGTGGGGCAACCGGGCTTGCGTGGTTGAGTGACATTTCCCGGAAGTAGATGACCGCCGACCTCTCCAGTAGGCGGAAAGTGGTCGGCGGTCTTATCAAGTTTGTTGGTGCGCGTTGGCAGCGTTCCGAAGCAGCGGAGTAGGCTTCACGAAACCGCGGAAGACCCATACGGCCACATCACGAGTCACATCGTGTTGACCAACGCGCACCAAATCTAGGGGGATGGGGGTGAGGCGCTTTGCGACGCTTTGAAGATCGTCGGCCCGCCGCAGTAGTGGGTGATGCTGACCGCGTCGACATGGGTCACCTCTTGGAACCCGCACCCGTGGCACTCGAATAGGTGCCGGCCCTTCGTCATCCGATCAAACGTGATCCTCACGGCGTCAACTCTTTCACCGCGGCCAGCAAGGCGACTCGGGCGGTGATGAGGGCTTGCTGCGCGGTGTGGGTGCGCGGCTCGGGGATGAGCGTGTCAATCCGCTCCGCGAGCTGGGCGAGGACCGCCGCGTCGTTCAGGCCGGCGACGACGTCTGGGTGGGCCGGGGCGTGGGTATAGCGTTTCATCAGATGCGGACTGCTACGCCACCAACGGCGCGCGCGACAACGCTAGCGGCCTTGTAGCCGTCGAACGTGTTGAGTGGCTTTCCGTCATTGCCCTTCATGGTCTTGCCGCTGAACGACACGACCTTCCAGTTGTGGACGTCTTTGCCGGTGAAAGTGCGGGCCATAGCTGCTCCTAGGTGATGTGTTTATCGTCTTCAACGTGTTTGAACAAGGACCGGCATTCGTCAACGATGACGGACACGAACGGTTGGACCTTGGCCCGGTGTTGCAACCAGTGGTGCCGGCAGAACAGCAGCTCACCCGTCGCCGAGGACGGGAACGTCAGGATCGTCCACACATACGCGCGGGATCCGCAACGATCGCACCTATCGGCATGGTCCAGGATCGGGGCCGGCGACACCACAGCAAGGCTCACGGCAACCCCGTTTCGTTGGGCATGAAAAAGAGCCCCCATTCCTGGAGGCTCTTTCGCTACAACTCAATTGTAAGTTCAACCGCGTATCAAAGTCAACACCTAGTTTCGTACAGAGTTACACATCGTTTCGTTAGGCCGCGCTGAAGTCGAAGGCTTCTTGCACACCAAGCGGAACGTTTGACCACAGGACTTCATTCTCAGCGGCCCGGCCAGAGAGTGCGGTGGGCGCTTTGAGTTCCATGCGGTGCCAGCCTGGATACAGGTCCTCGTAGAGCGGTGACGCATACCCGGAAAGGACTACCGAAGCCTTGCATCCTCGCAGCGCTTCGGCAAGCTGCACATGCAAGTCATCCTCCAGCATCTCGACGCGGTAGTTCGCCGCCCGCGTTGTTCCGAGGTAGGGCGGGTCGGCGTAGATGCAGACTGACGGTTCAGCGCCGTAGTCGCGCACCAGTTCAATGGCGTCCCGGCTCTCTAGGCTTACCCGCTTCAGGCGTTCCGCCGCGGCGAGGGTGCGCGCAGCGAACCCCTCGACATCGGATGGTGGGGAGGTAAACCTACTTGCGGCGCGGCGACCATACCACCAACCCGTCGGCTTCATTGAGTGTGAGCGCCCCTGTGTTAGGCGCACCCATACACGCCGTGCCCGCTCTAGGTCGTCGCCATCAAGATCCCTGCTTGTTTCGTATTCCTCTCGGGAGTGTGGCGTCAGCATGGCGGCGCGCTCCAGTTCTTCCGGCTGGTCACGGAGCACTCGCCAGAAGTTCACGAGGTCGCCGTCGAGGTCGTTGACGGTTTCCCACCCGGTCGGCTCCTTGGCGAGCAGGACGGCAAGGGAGCCTGCGAAGGGCTCCACGTAGTGATCGTGCTTCGGCAATAAATCGGCGATCTTCAATGCTAGTGTCGTTTTCCCGCCGTAGTAGGCGAATGGCGGTTTTAGTGTCATGCCGCATCTTCCCTAGTGATGAGTTGTTTGATGTCTCCGAGCTTGTACATGGGCCGCAGCACTTTCCCGTCGTCCCCGCGTTCGGGGTTGACCCTGACCAGGAGGCCGCGTGCTGCGAGTACCCGGATGTAGTCTGCGCCGATGGTTTCGCCGTGGACTTTGGCGAGCCGTTCGGAGAGTGCTTTGGGGTAGCCGATGACCTCGTCATCGGTAGCACGGGCGTAGGCTTTGGCCGTGGTCCGCCAGCCTTGGACGTCTTCGTACACCACGGAGCAGGTCCGGCAGGTCGCTGTTGCGCCGCCTTGGTGGGTGAACAGTTCCGAACCGTCTTCGGGGCACGTGCCGGCGAACTCGGCTTGTGTCGCCGTGCGCGTGGCACGTTCGCAGTCGCGGACGAGCCCCCGCAGCGTTGGTTCGACGTCGGGCGCCCACGACTGGGTGCGGAGTGTCCCGATGTGCGTCAGGATGTACGACGAGAGCGCGGAACTGTCCCGGCCCGACAACCTGGCACCCGTGACCTTCGCCAACTCCAACGCCGTCACCATGAGGTACTTGTCCAACGCGATGTGCGCGTCCAGTGCTGCTTCGTTCACCGGCAACGGCGCATGCAAGCTACCCGAGCTGCTTACCCGTTCCCCGTAGCTGGCCGTCAGACTCGCCCGCGGAACAGCCCGCACCAGATCACCAACCACGCTATCCAGCTCGCTAAGGACCTGCTCCAACGCCTCACAACAGTGATTGCACAGGTAGATGCCTGTCGCGTTCGTCTGGCACGTGCACGTCACGCTTAGCCCCAATTGCATGCGTAGCCGTTGTTGGTCGATCCCCACACGTATTCCCTGGTGCAGTTCAGGTTGACGGTGTCGCCTTCTTTGACGAGTGCGGCGCGGGTGTCGTCAATGCCGTACTGCTGACCGTTGATCTTGAACACGAACCGCTGCGACATCGATTTGCCGTCTGCGATCTGCCGGGACGCGATCTGCTCCACCTTGCCACTTACCGGCTTGTAGGCCATATAGTCGCTGTCGAAGTTCACCATAGACAGCCCGACAATTGGCGGGACGAGCATCACGAGTCCGAGCGCTAGGCCAAGTCCTCCAGCTAGCCCGGCCCCAAGCCGAAAGTCGTCCATGTAGCCCGAACTCTGGTGACGAATGGCCGCGATGATGAACCCGAGGGCCACGAGCGAGACGATGCCACCGATCGGGACGAAGATGATTGCCATGATTGTTCCAGAGGTGAGCATTATGCCGCCTTTTCGAGGATGTCGCGGATGCGGTTGATGTTGTAGTTGCCGGTGGTGAGTTGGGCGCCGATTTCGTGGAGTGCCCGCCTGCCTGCGATCTCCCACTCAGACAAGGGGGTCGCGGGTTCCTGGGCCCGTGCTTGTCGTGCGCGGAGGTCGTCGTAATCCGGGAGACGCTGACTCATGCGATGCCGTCCATTCTGTCGAGGCGTGAGGGTTGCGGGTCCGGGTCGTCACCGATGAGGTGCCGGGTGATGAAGTGCTGGATGCGGGACTGGATAGTCGCTTTGATGCCGGCGCGTTCGTGGACGAGTTCCCAGCAGATGTGCGCTTCGGGTTTCGTGCCGTGGCTTGATGCTTCGGAGACCAGCCGGTTGAGGATTTCGTCCTGTTTCGCAAGATCCGCCTTGAGCTGTGACAACTTCCGGGCGTGAATCCGGGCGACAAGCTCCACGCCTTCCGGGTCTGTGATCGGGTCCGCGGTCATCGGTAGGACTCCACGTATTTCTTCCACTCACCCTCAGTCATTCCCATTGGGAAAGCGACAAGGTGCGGTGCTGCGGCTTCGAGGGCTTCCTGTGCTGTTGCCAGCGAGGTGAGGCGGGCAGGGTGATCACTCTCCATGCTTTCCCAGAATGGCGGTCCTCCCCACCCATCCTCGTAGATCACCTTCCCTGCCGCTTCTACCGCGGCTTCAGTGACCGTAACGCGCGCTTCGCTCATGCCGACGCCTTCAGGTTTTCGGCGATCTTGGCGAGGTTGTGTGCGATCCGTTTGATAGCCCGCACGTCGCGGTAGTCGTGCCCGTCCTCGTCCAGGTTCTCCACGAGGGTGATCAGTTCGTCAATGATGGTCATGGTGCTCATCTCCGGGTTTCGGGGTCCGCTGCTTCGGGCCGATACGTACAATTCTACACCTCGTTTCGTAGATTTCACGAAACCGTGTGTAACTATTTTCGGGCAAAAGTTAGGGAATCTCGGTGACCGTCAGGACCAAAGCCGCCGGCCCCTTCCCACCGTGCCGCATGTCCGGGCCGATCACGTGCTTGTGGTCGTCGTCCACCAGGAACCCCGCGTCAACCAGCCCATCAACAGCGGCCTTCACCGTGGGCCACAGGTTGTTCGGGTCGTAGCGGCCTCCACGCGGCTTGTAGACGTGCGCGAAGATATGCACCGGCCCCGCGTAAGGCTCCACGTCCACGAGGCCCACAGACGCCCGCCCAGCCTCCCGCCACAATGCAGTCAATTTCGCTTCCGCCTGCCGATGCTTCCTGTCGTTCGAATTGATCCACGGAGCCGGCGCTAAGATCTCAAGGACGTGCGCGCGGGAACGGGAGGCGCTTGCTTCTTGCGAACCATTCTCAACAGTGGTCATGCTGCTACCTCGTCCCGGAGTTCGTTGATGGCTTGTTGTGATTCGAGGTACTGCATGATCTGTCCGCCGATGAATCTTGTGTACGCCTTGGGGATTGCTTCGGCGATGGATTTGCGGTTGTCGGTCCAGTGCATGTCCATGGCGTCTTGCCATTGGGCGACGGTCCCTTTGCCTCCTCCGTCTCCGTAGACGGCGAAGTAGGGGCCGTCGAACCATTCGCCGTGTCGCCAGCCGGCTACACGTCCGCGGTGGGGTTTGTGGGGCGTCGGCAGTGCGGCGAACCCTGATACCTCGAAGTAGCGGTGTCGGATGACGCCGAGGCCGAACATTTCGCCGCAAAGTGTGAGGTCGCGGCGCAGGTCGGATCCTTGGACGTTCTCAATCACGGTGGGGACGTTGTGGAGTGCGAGGAGGGCTCGCGTGGCGGGGATGAGGTTCAGGTAGTAGTTGCCCTTGTTCGTGCCCTTGGACAGTGCTGAGGACGCCTGGCACGGTGGTGAGGCATGGATGGCGTCGTACCCGTGGCCGTGCGCTGCGAGGTAGGCCAGCGCATCGCCCTGGATGAACGTTCCGGGGTAGTCGGGCTGGGCGGCGATGTCCACGCCGGTGACGTCGAACCCTGCATCCATGTAGCCGCGTCCAGCGCCGCCGGCGCCGCAGAACAGGTCAAGAATCTTGTAGCTCATTTTCCTTCCTCCGCGTGCGAATTGCAGACCCAGCCGTGGGCGTGTTTGGTCATTTCAATGACGGGTTTCTTGGCGGTGCATTCGACGCAGAGGCGGGGGGCCATGATGTTCCCGGCTGTCTGTGAAGTCTTGGACTCCTGCCAGTGCTCGTCCCAGAGGATCGCGGCGGGGGTTGTGGCTTTTTGGTTGTTCCAGGTCTTCTCCGCCGCCGCCATCACCTGGGTGAGTGAAGCGCCACGTGATGCTGCTTGCTGTAGTGAGTGCATGATTCCTTTCCAGTGCCAGTTGGGGCGTCGGCGTTGGATGATCCAGTAGAGGTTTTTGGCGTCTTCTTCATCGAATTTTTGTGTCATGGTGTGAGACCTTCGCGTATAGGTAGTGACGTCGGCGGCGGAAAGTACCCCAACTTCTTTAGAAGCCAAGCGAAGCGAAAGGCGAGGTTAGACGTTCGTCCGTCCGTCCGTCCGTCCGTGCATTGCTTGGGTAGCAATGCTTGGAGCATTGCTTGTGGCATCAGACTTTGGCCTTTTCCCACCGGGCCGCTGCTGCTTTCTTTGCCTTTTCGGATCGTTTCCGGTTCTGTTCGTCGGTGGGTTGGTAGTCGGTCCAGCCGTTGACCATCCACCCGCCTGGCTGCTCAATCCAGAGGCCTACGTCTACGAGGCGTTGGGCGTCTACTGGTTTGGCGTGGATGAATGGGAGGGCTGCTTTGGGGAAAAATCCTTCGAGGCCTTGTTCGCCGCAGTAGGACAGTGAGCAGACGTAAACGAACGCTGATTCTTTGCCGCCACGGGTCTCGAGGAGTGCCAGGATTTTGTGGTTTCGGGGCATTGCGGTGTCCAAACGGACCCACGGGAGGCTCATGCTGCGCCACCGAAGAGGTCCAATACTTCCTGTGCGCATCGTTTGGCGATCATTTCGCAGTACGCTTCTGACTTTTCTATCCCGATTGATTGGACACCTGCATCCTTGGCGGCGCGCAGCGTTGTCCCGCTGCCCGCGAAGGGGTCTAGTACGAGCTTGGGCGCGGTCGTCTCAATCGCCAGAGCTGGAATGCCGATAGGGAACGGTGCGGGATGCTTGTTGTCAGAGTCCTGGTTGATACGCCACACGTCACCGGCACCGGACGCGCCCTTGGATTTCAGCCTGAACTTCTCCTTAGCAAGCACCATGATCCACTCGTGGGTCGGCAGGTAGGCGGTCGGGTTGAAGTTCATTCCACCAGCGCGTGCCCAGATGATTACTTGGCGGAGCGGCAGGTTAGGGTTCAGTTCCGTAGGCATCCACAGCTTCCCGCCAACGACGCGGGGCTTGTGGTTGTAGTAGATGGCACCCTTGTCAGACAGGGCATCCCAGCAGGCTTTCAGGATGGCGTGCTGCCATCCCACGTACTCAGGCCAGGGGATATCGTCCCCATGCTCGTCGTAGCCCATCCCGCCGCCGCCGTCAGAGCCATTGCGCCATTTACTCTTGCCGTCGACGCTGTCGCCTTGCTTCCAGTTCCCCAGCTTGGGCCAAGGTGAACTGCCGAGGTTGTATGGCGGAGATGTGACCATTAGGTCAACGCCGGACACGTTCGGGAGTACCTCGAGCGCGTCACCGTGATAAAGGGTGACACTGTCGTCTTGGTAGTACGGGCCGCCCATCACGTCACCCTTCCTCTGGGTGGTCGCGGTGGTACGCGCATAGGGGTACCTCCACAAACTCATCCGTTGGCTCATTGCATTTCGCGCAGTATCCGGCGTTCATTTGCTCTCCTTGGGTGCGTATGGTTTGCAGTCGCGGCAGTAGGGTGAGCGTCCGAGTCGGAAGGGTCGGATGATGCCGCACCGGTTGCATTGGTAGGTTTTGGGGTCGGCGACACGGTAGGGCTTGGAGCGGGCTAGGAGGCTCATCGGGTCTTCCTGTCTTTGGCTTGGGCGGCTCGGCGTTCCTGGTCTGCTTGCCGGCGTTGGGCTTTGCGTTCCTCCGTAGCGGCACTCATGCGGCGTTCCTCTGTGCGTCGTAGGTGGCTGCTTCGTGGGCTGCTTTGCGGAGTCCTGCGGGGCCGCCGTGGAGTGGCGCGGGCTGGGCTGCGACAGTGTCGTGATGCTGCTCCCAGTAGGCGAGGGCTTCGGCCGTGGGCAGGTAGGTGGCTTTGGGTTCGAGCTTCTTCCGTGCGGCCCGGATCCGTGCGAGTTCCCGGTCTTTCGCGGCCGTCTCTGCCATGATCTGCTGTTCGATGCGGCGGAGGTGTTCGAGGTCGGCCCGGACTTGGTCGGCGGTTTTGCGGACAGCCTGGGTGGTGTTGGTCGTTGCGCCGTGGACGTACATGCTGGGTTCCTTTCGGTGGTGCCCCGCCCGTGTGGACGGGGCACCGGGTGAAGTGGGTCAGAAGGGGACTTCGCTGGACTGGGACGCCCACGGGTCTTCTTGTGCGGTGGACTGCCCGAACCCGGACGGCTGCTGCTGCCGGTTGTTCTGCTGTGAGCGGGGGACGAGTGCCACGGTCTCAGCGGCGACGTCGAGGGATTCGCGCTGTTCGCCGTTGTGCTCGAATTTGCGGGTCTTCATACGGCCCGTGACCAGCACCTTGCCCTTGCCTTCCGGGATCGCCGCGTCGAGGGCTTCGGCGTTGTGGCCGAAGACGGTGACGTTGAACCAGGTTGTTGCGCCGTCTTCCCACTGCCCGGATTGGGGGTTCTTTTCGCGGGCGGTTTCGGCGGCACTGAACTTGGCGTATGCCTTGCCGTCCTGCCCGAACTTGAGTCCGTGGTACTTGCCGATGTTTCCGGTGAACGTGACGTTAGCCATTACGCTGCTTCTTTCTTGGGGTTTCGGATGGTGTAAGAGTGGGCTGTGGTGTGCCAGCCGTTGCCTTGCGGGCATTTGTAGACCTTCTGACTGCGAACGGTCCGGCCTTTGCGGCGGGCCGTCCACGTCATTTGCTTGATGACACGGCGCGCACCGTCGTAGGTGTGCGGGTCCTTCCCGCAATCACACCGCGGCGGGTTCATCGGCTGGTGTGGCGAGGAGTCGGATGCTGTCGAGGATCCCGGGTTCGGCGCCGGCTGCTTGGGCGTCGAGCCAGAGCGCCCGGAGCGCGTCGACGTCGGTCAGTTCGCCGGCTTCTTCGAGCCAGTCACGTTCCACGCGTTCCCCCAGGTCTTCCATCGGCGCCGGTTCGGGTTCGGGGTCGGCGTTCATGGCCTGCTGAACCCGGGACGCGGGCTTGGTGAACGTTGGGGCGGGTACGGGCGCCCCGTCCTTGTCGACCTCGGCGCCCAGCTCTTCGGGGGTGTAGATCACGCCGAAGAGGGCGTCTGATGCTCCCATGCGGGCCACCTCAGTGATCGCCCTGCTGCGGAGCATCGCGGCGGGGTACGCCTTCCACGTTGCCGTGCTGAGGTTCGCCTGCTTCGCCTTCGCCATGTCCCATCGGGCGACGTACTCGAAGTCGGGGTCGTCCTGCCGGATCAGGACGGCTTCGGCGTAGGTGTCGTCACCGGTGACCCGGAGTTTGTGCCCGGCCCGGCGAACGGATGCTGCGATCAGGTCAGCACTGGCGGACGGCTTGCCATTGATTACGTGGATGCTGGTGATGGCGTGGATGGGGGCGATCCCCAACGCGTCGGCGTACTCCAGAGCGAACAACAGGTTCGCCGGCTTCCCCTGGTAGTCACGCGGGAGCAGGGAGGATCCTGCCATCGCTTGGGCGTACTGCATTTTGGTGGCGAGGGTGTTGCCCTCAGCCTTCACGATTTCGTTCATTTCGTTGTCTCTTTCATTAGTTGGTGGGGCTCAGATGACGGCTGGTAGCCAGCCGCTAGACATTTGGGGCACATATCGCCGAAGACTTTGCCGATGAACCAGCCCGCCTGCGCGTACTGTCCAAGCTCCGGCTGCTTCGGCGACGGCTCGCCCTCCGTCTTGCACCTCTTGCCACTCGGGCTGAAGGTGTCGCAGCGCATCACCCAACGCTTGTCTGTCGGCTTACGCTTCATGGCGTCCACCCATTCGCGACTCACGCCGCAGCGCCTAGTTTGTTGTCGGCGTCGTAGATGGCCCATTTGGGGAGGGGGACGGGGTCGCCCATCCGGTATCCGGGCCACGTGTCGGTGAGTTTGCACTGTTGGTAGAGGCGGATTGCCTTCTCGTTGAGGGCCCGTCCGGTGGCGATGGCTTCCTCATCCAGTTCGATGACGTTGACAAGGAATGGAGGTTGCTTTTCCTGGACGACGAACGCCATGCCGGGGTCTTTGGACAGGCCGAGCGCTTTGGCGGCGTCGATGTAGAACGCGGCTTGCTGGTGGTAGCCGTAGTCGGCGGCGGACTTGGCGAACTTGAACCGGTCAGCCGAGACGCTGGTCTTGTAGTCCGTGAGCAGGAGTCCGGGGCCGCGGTGGTTCGGCAACCAGTCGAACCGGGCCCGCAACCACACACCCGTCTCGTGCTGCCAAAACGCCGACTGCTCCGGCAGCCCGTCCTTGAGCAGGTACATGGCTTCCTTGTGGGTTTTGATCTGCTCAGCCATCGCCAACACCTGGGCGTAGTCCTTCGACAACAGCGGCGTCAACCCCTTGGCGTGGGCTTCGTCGCGCTGCTCTTTCGCGGCCTTCGACATCCAGTTCGCGGCGTCCACAACCACAATCCCGGCGTGGTCCCCTTCGAGGATCACGGAGTGCGCGGCGGTGCCGAGGTCGAACGCGTCCGAGTGGTGCGGGTGGGTTTGGTCGTAGCGGAAGTGAGCCGGCGTCTTGTCCAGGATCTTCCGCGCCCCGGTGCTGCTGAGGCTCCCGTCCGGGGTCGGGTCACTGTGGTAAACGTCATTCGGGATGCCGGAGTAGATGCCCGGCTCCGTGATCGTGATGCTCATTACTCAACGTCCTCCAGGTTCAGTGGTGTGGTCATGGCGTCGTCTTGGCGGCATGGGCAGTTGTCGGGGCAGGGTTTGGGTTTAGTCGGGGCGTCTTTCTCGACCGGGTTCACAGGTCACCGTCCGGGTTGCATTCGGGGCAGGTTGCTTCGTGTGCCTCCCAGCCTTCGCGGTCGAAGTAGTGGCGATCGCTGTCGTGTTCGCTGAACAGGTGCCGGGTGTTGATTGCCAGCCGACCGGATAGGTCGCAGCAATCGAACGTGCCTAGCGGGGCGGACCTGCCAACGGGCCACATTTCCTGACCGTGCTCGGGGCAGTCGACAGGGGTCCAGCATTTCTCTGTGCAGCTCATCGGTTGTCTCCGTCAGGGTTGTTCTGATCCACGAGGAGCCGGTTGATGGTGGCCCTGGTTTGGGCTTCGATGTCCCGCCATCCCTCGGTTTCCCAGTCGCGGCGTTCGGGGCGGTGGACCTTGATGTTGCCGGTTATTTCGATCATTTGCGTGCCTTTCCTGTGACTTGGATGGGTTGGTCGTTGTCGTGGCGGATAGCGGGGTGGATCATGAGGCCCGTGCCGACTGTTGCGAGGAGGAGGATTAGGGCGTTCATTTCGCACCTTCGTTCAGTCCGGTGATGTAGGCGATGCGATTCAAGACTTCGTAGTGGTCCGACTGTCCCCGGAAGTACTCGTCCAACGTGTCCCGGATCGCGGCGAGGGTTGTGGCGTCGTTCATGCCGCGTACCTCTTTGCGGTGAAGCCGGCTGCTTGGAGGACGAACCAAAGGTCTTCGCGGAGTTGTGATTCGAGGCGGTCCAGGATGTCGGGCGCCGTGTTGATGGTCAGCGCTGCGTTCTGGACAAGGTCGGGGTGGGTGCCGCATTCGACGGACTGGATCCCGTCGAGTGTGGTGAGGGTGTCAGCCAAGGACCCGTGCCTGATGTCGGCGCCGATCTTCGCGGTGATGTCGTCTTCGAGCTGTTCGAGCCGGTCCAACTCCGCCATGACACTCTCACTGCGGGCTGGTTCGTCTTCGATGAACTGGCTGCACATTTCCCGGATGATCTGCCGGGCCTGGGGTTCCGTTACGCGGCCCATCAGGACTCCTCGGGGGTGTAGGTGAGCCAAGGCGATGCCTGACCCTCGTAAATGAGTCCCGGAACCCGGCGCCAGTGCTGGACGTTTGAGCCGTCGCAGTCGGAACTGATCGTGTACTCGTAGGTTCCGTCGTTGGTGAGAGTTTCTGCCCATGCCGGTTCCGCCTTCACGTAGCCCGCGGCGAGGATCGCTTCTGCGATTTCCGTGGCGTGGTCGTACGGGCAATGGCTATCACTGCCGGCGTAACCTGCTTCGATCACCTCTGCCAGTTCATCCCGGGCGCTCATGCCGCCGCCTCGGCTTCCGTCTCGGGTGCGGCCATGATGGACGGCTGACGGTGCTTGCCGAAGCCGGGGAGGATCTCAGGCTTCACACCGTGGATGCGGTGGAGGTTTTCTTCGCGCTGCCAGAAAGCGAGGGTCTTCTCGTTCGGTTCGGCGCGGTGCTGGGGGCTGGTCTTGGCGGTCATTTCTTCTCCTGGTGGTTTTGGGCTGATTCGGTTTTGCAGACCGCTTCGAGGTCGGCTGCGTTGTAGAGCTGGGTTGATCCGTCTTCGAGGGTGATCTGCACGATGGTCGGACTGATCCGGTCGAAGGTGATCGGGGCCGTGTGAGTGGTGGACCAGATGGTCGTCACGTTCATCACGCGGCTTGGGTTTCAAGCGCTGATAGGAACCGCTGCGCGCGCTTCACGCAGTTCCGGTGGAAGGCGTACTGAGGGCCGGTCATCTGGACTGCCTTGATGTAGTCGAGGTACATCTGCGCAGTCCATCCGGTGGTGCCTAGTGAGCGGTGGCGGATGTTCCATTTCGGGTTCTCGGTGAAGATGGCTTTCATCTCGGCGGCGTGGGCCGTGGTTCGGTCCGAGAAGTCTTCGACGGATGAGAAGTGAACCTGCGGATACCACCAGGCGCTTACGCGGTGTGCGTTGATCCGGGCCTCTACGTCGTGGGTGCATCCGATGTAGATGAGTTCCCGGTCTGCGTTGAAGAGCCGGTATACATACGTCTCTTTGTCTGCGTGCTGGTGGGTGCTCATGCTGCCCAGTCCTTTTTTGCTTCGAGGACGCTGACGGGGCAGTTGAGGGCGTCGGCGATGAGGCCGAGCTTTTCCGGTGTGGCGTTGCGTTTGCCGGAGAGGATTTCGTTGATGAGTGATGCGGAGATGCCGGTGCGGGACCGCAGCTGTTCCTGTGACATTCGGGTGGCTGCAAGTGCCCACCGGACCGCCTTCGGGTCCTGGTTGAGCGGGGCGACTCTGTGGCCCCTGAACTTGTTTTCCATAGGTCAATCATGCACTGCGAAGTTATGCGAAGTCAACACAGTTCGCATAAGTTTTTCGGAAAACAGCGTAAGTACGCGGAAAAATGAGAATTACACGATTGTGATTGCGAACAAAGCACGTAGTCGGCCTAATTGACTTCGCATAACTTTCGCGAACAAGCTAGCGACATGGAAAACATGCAAACACCCGAGGGCAAGCTCATCGGAGACGCCCAGAAGAGACTGCACATCTCGGCCCGCAAGGCAGCCGAAGAACTCGGCATGTCAGATACAAGGTGGAGGAACATCGTGAACGGTTACCAGGCGGTCGGTAGGGGCGATCAGGTAAAGGTTGTAGCGCCGGCTGAGACGCTGGCGCGGATGGCTTCGGTAGTGGAGGTCACCGAGGAGGAACTGATCGCTGTAGGGCGTGAGGATGCGGCTAAGGAGCTTGCTGCAAACCGGGGCCGCAAGCTGCGCGCCGAGACAAAGGACAACCGCGCCGAACTATCGCGCCTGATCAAGGAGGAGTTGGACGAGTCGCGGCGGGGGCCGGCGGATATTTTCCGGGGCTGGTCGGTGGGGGCTGAGCGGTCGTTTTATGGGTGGCGTGATGGTGAGGTGACTCCGTTGCGTAAGTCGCGCCCGATGTTGGAGGATGCGCTGGGGTGGCGTCGTGGGGTTATCACGGAGATCCTGGAGGCGCCGATAACGAAGGCGTTCACGCTGTCTGAGGTTCGGGATTGGGCAGCAATGCCGGAGCCTGGGACTGCCAAGGCGCGTGACCTGTCTGTGGATGAGTTGCTGATGGAACTAACCCGGAAGGTGGGTGCGATGCAGTTGGAGCTTGACCGGTTGCGGGCCCCGTCGAACGTGGTCCCGTTGCACAGTGAGCAGTCTCACTACGATTTGGCCGCGTCGGATGAGCATGTTCCGGGTGAGGATGATAGGGACTAAAGGCCCCTGACCTGCGTTGATGATGTCACGTAACCATTTGTTATCTGATTTATGCTGAAATCGTGACGTTTCCCGAACATACTTTCGAACCAAATTGTCAGGTAGGACCTTTATGCTCTTGCCAATCAACACCGCTGGGGGGTTGAGGTGCGACAGTTGTGGGGTTGTTGTGGGACAGGTCTTTATTACCAAGTTGCCTGAGAGTGTTCACGGTTACACGGACGGGGAGAACATTTACCTGAACGAGTCGTTGAACGCGGTGCAGATGTTGTGCGCGTTGACGCATGAGGCGATCCATGTGGAGCGGGGCCAGGGGACGCGTCAGTTGGAGTCTGAGGAGATGTCCGTCAGGTATGAGACTGCGCGCCGGCTGCTTCCGTTGGATCGGATCGCGGGCGTGTGTAAGTCGGGGACGCTCTCGGAGACGGCGAAGCTGCTGGGGGTGACGAAACGAGTGCTGATGGACCGGGCCGCGACGTTGACGGACTCCCAAGCCTCCGAGGCGGGCTGTTGGGAGTGCGCGAAGTGCCCCGCGATCCAGATGCGCGCCGCAATGCTCATAGGCGCCGCGTGACTTACTTGACTAATCATGGGAAAATGGAGTATAAGCACTTCACTAACGTCAGGGGTAACGGGTGCCACGTCCGCAGCTAGCCATAGGTGACTACGGCCATATCAGCTATTCCAAGTCGCCGGATGGGAAGCATGTGGCGATGGCGCGTTACCGGGATGTGGATGGTGAGACGCGGCGTGTGAAGGCTCAGGGCGGCTCGCGGGGTGCTGCTGAGTCGGCGTTGAAGGCGAAGTTTCGGGGGCGTGCGAAGTCCGCGGGTGGTGCGGAGTTGGACAGTGAGTCGCGGGTGTCTGAGTTGGCGGAGAAGTATTGGGCCGCGAAGCAGGAAGACGGTCTAGCGGCGAACACGCTTTACAATTTGCGGCTGTGCCTGGATAACCACATCATCCCGAAGCTGGGGAAGTTCAGGATTCGTGAGGTGTCGCCGCAGGTGGTTGAGAAGCTGGTCCGGGATGTGACGCGTGAGCATGGTCCGGGGGCGTCGTTCAACGTCAGGTCTAAACTGTCGGGGATGTTTACGGCGGCTGTGCGGTGGGGTGCGGCGGGGATGAACCCTGTTGGTTATGTGCCGGTCCCGAAGCAGGCTAGGAAGCCGATCCGTGCGTTGACCGTTGCTGAGGTTGTGGCGATGCGTGATTATGCGGTGGAGCGGTTGAAGCCGTACACGTATGAGGAGCGGTTCGAGCGTGCGAATGGTGACACGGCCCGGATGGGTGGGAAGAACCGCGGGCAACTGCCGTTGGACGTGATGCACTTCCTGTTGGCTACGGGTTGCCGTGCTGGTGAGGTGCTGGGTCTTGCGTGGGAGGACGTTCACCTTGACGCGCCGGAGCCGTGGGTGGAGATCCGGCAGCAGGTCGTCCGCGAGCCGGGGAACGGGCTCCAACTCAGGCCCACGAAGGAGCACGACATTCGCCGGCTGAGGTTGCGCGGTGTCGTCCTCGAAATGCTGAGGGAACGACGTGCCACGGCAACGGGGCCGATGGTGTTCCACACGGGCAAGGGCAACCTGCTCGCCCCCAGGAACGTCGCGAGGGCGTGGGCGGCAACGTTCGCCGATTCGGAATGGTCGTGGGTGACGCAGAAGACGTTGCGTAAGACGGTTGCGACGTTGGTCAATGAAGCCCACGGTTCCGTGTTGGCCTCAAAGCAGCTCGGCCACGCATCCGACAAGGTCACGCTGGCCCATTACGTGGCCCAATCCCTGACCCCCATCGACACCGGGGAAGCCCTCGAAATCTTCGGGACATAGAAAAAGCCCCCACCGTTTGGTGGGGGCTTGTGGTTCTACTGGAGTGCCTTGGTGATCGCGGCGCGGATTCGGGCCGCGCTGACTATGACAACACCGTTCAGGGTGTTGGCATCCACGAGTGCGAGCACGGCCTCAACTGCGTTGTTCAGCTTGTCTACCGTCCGCGCGTTCACGACGGCGTCCAAGTGTGCGAGCCTGGTCTGTTCCCGCTCATGGGAGAGCATGTGCGGGGCAGCGGCTTCGAGCATCACTCGGGCGTCGTCTAGGTAGACCCGGCGATCAGCCCAGCGCTCGTCATCGTGGTCGCCGCTAATCCACGGATCGCTATTGGCCTTTTCCCACGAAGCCCGCGCCGCCGCTTCGACAGCCTCGTCCGGGATCACTTGGCGGTCCTGTAGGGGTTTCGCCAGAGTGATTCGCGTTCGGGCAGCGTATTGGCGGTGGCTTCATTCCAGCCCATCAGGTGCCCCTCGTCCCATGCCTCCGCCCTTGCGGCCTGGATCATGTGCGGGGCTGCGGCTTCGAGGGCGGCTAGTAAGGCGAGCGATGATGCGCCGATTTCGCCTTTCCTCATAACGAGTTCCAGCTGAAACGCTTTCGCCGCCGCTTCGACAGCCTCGTCCGGGATCACTTGATTGGTCATTTGTCCTCATTCTCTTGGATGTAGGTTCTGAGCGCGTCTCGGATAACGGCACTCAGGTTGTCGCCGTTCTTGTCCGCGACGGCCCGCGCCTTCTCCCAGAGTTCAGGATCAACGCGGACCGCCCGCAGTGGGGTCTTGCTCATGCGGCCATCGCCTGCTTCCTCATGTTCTGGAAGAACAGTTCGCCCTCGAAGTTGTTGGTGATTCCTGCGTCGATCATTTCTCCGAGCAAGCCGGCGAACTGCCAGGGGCTCATCTGTTCGATGCGGAAGGCGGTCATGCCGTCGATGCGGTGTCCCTTCACGTGCTTCAGGTAGGAGTTGAAGACGGGGTAAGCAGCTCGGAAGAGCGCGGTCTTGGCTTCGTTGTAGTATCCGGGGTAGTTGTTGGAAGTTGCGATGGCTTCCAACATTTCGTTCTTCAGGTTCAGGCCGCGACGGTAGGTGCGAGTGGTGGTGCCGATGCCGAAGTTCTTGCGGATCATCTTGGCGAACTCGGTTCCTGTGCTCATTGTCTTACCTTCCGTCTTCGGCTTGTTCCGATGTATTGAGTCTAAGCCCTGTATATACATAAGTCAACACTTAGTTTCGTAAGAGTTGCACACGGTTTCGGGGACGGTTTGAGGGTCTACAGGACTAGTACGGGACTATTTGAAAACCACCACGTTCACAGGGTTCACAAGGTTACACACCGTTTCGGGCGGTGGGAGTCGTTCGCCGAAGCCGGGTGTAACACTAGGAAGGGAAACAACATGCCGATTCGTAAGCCTATTCTGAACAGGAACCGGCCCCATAACCTCAGACCCCTTTATTGGCGCGGAAGTTGACGCGCCGAAACGGGTTTACGGGACGGTTACGGGACGCATTGACACGAAACTAGGTGTAGCGGGCTACGAAACCGGGTGTTATTGGCTGCGAAACCGTGTGTAACGACAAAAGGCCCCCACCCGGTGAAGGGTGGGGGCTGTATGCTGTCGTGCATGGAAGATGATGCGCCGCGCTGTGGAATATCCGGGGACTACCTGACCAAATGCGACCGACTGCACCAGCTAGCGTGCATCGACACATCCCAGTGGATTGAGGCCGGCGAATACACGTCGGATCGGCCCTAGTCGAGCAGGAAGGTGATCCCGTTCAGGGGGCGCCAAGCCCCGGTCGCCACGGACGTCCAGCTGTCAATGGTGCCGTTGGAGTTCACCCGGGCCGCCATCGTCGCTGTCGTGTTGGATGACTGGGCGAACTGGACACTGGCTGATGGGATCATCCCCGCGGGTAGGGTCGCGAGGGTCGTCCACGTCGCCGCCGTCGTAGACGCGTTCAAGGGGTGACCGCGAAGCCGCACCTCGTTGCCGATACGGCGCGCCTGGATGTTGATGCCACCACCAATAGTCCACCCGGACGCCGGGGTTAGGGTTACCCACCCGGTGTCGCGGACATAGTTGGCGAGGGGCCGGGATTTGATGTGCGCCCCGTCGATCCGGTTGTGTTGCAAGACCAGCATTATCCCGTCCGCCGTGACAGGCGGGTTGTTGTTGACGATTTGGCCCGTGACAAGCTTGCCGTCAAGGTTTGTCGCACCCTCGCATTCGTAGACGAATGAGTTGTTGGTGAGGTAGCCGGGTTTGAGGACGTTCACGGCGGCCTGGAAGTCGGCCTTCGCATAGTCCCTGACCGCAAGGAGTTTTCCGGTGAAGTCGTAAACCATGATGCCCGGGTTTGATGCCTGGTCTCCGGTGAGGATGTAAAGGTTCGACCCGACAACAGCAACGCCCTGCGTTTTGCCGATGTCCTGTCCGGGGTTTTCCAGCGGGGCGGTGGCGAGCAGTGTTGGTGTTCCGGCTTGGATGGACGCCCACGAGTAGATGTAGAACGTGGTTGCGGCGTGGTTGTAAGCGTCCGAGGTTACGAACGTGTCGCCGTTTACGTCAGACTTGAATGGGCCGTTGATCGCGATGGGCGACCCGAGGGTGCTGGTGGTGTAGTTGTAGATGCTGTACGTTGACGCTGCGCCGGTTTCTGGGGTGGTGCGGACGATGAAGCAGAGCTGACCAGAGCCGTTCTTGAACCACGGGAGACCTTCGGACCATGTCGAGGCCGTGACGGTAATCGCCGGACTGAAGGACTTGCGTACGCCCGTCGTGAGGTCGCGCACGTCGATGCGGAGAGAAGCCGCATCAGAGGACGCGTTGGAGACGTATATCTCGTTGTCGGCCTTGTTGATGCTGATGCCCTGGGGCCAGAACGTTTCGCCGTTCTCGCGAACAGGGAACTGGCACAAGATCGCCACGTTATTGAGGTATGCGAGCGGGTCCGATGCGGCGGCGGTGGTCGTTTTGTCGGTCTTGCCTGCGAGGGCTGAGGCGTTGGAGGTGGCGGGCAGGTTCGCGTCGGGGACCTTGGAAAACGGGTCGAGAGGTGCTACACCAGACGGGGCGCCCACCTTGGACGCGTCGAGCTTGCCGGGCATATCAGGGGTAGGAAGGAACGGGGCCAGCACGCCCGCCAAATCCGCGGCCCCCACGGTCCCGGTCTTCCCGGCAACGGATGTCACCGGGAAGACAGGGGGTGGCGTGACCGCGGCGCCGGCGGGCAGGGTGTCGAAGTCGGTGGTGACCTGACCGGTCAGCGGTTGCCAGTTCTTCTGCACCACCACTGACGAGGACCCGAAAAACATTTTGCGCGTCACCGCATAGGACCACATCGTGATCGTGGTGCCCGACTGGTTCGTGAAACCTGACTGGTCAACGGTCGGGAACGTCACCGCACCCGGCATGCCGGGGCCGAGGGCGACCGACGCGGTGACGTCGGCGATTGTCTCTCCCGTCGCAGCCCACACGACACCGGCGCTTAGCTGCACCGTGATCTCGGTCCGGGTCACGGGGTTGCCGAGGTAGGTGGTGGGGCTATTGAATGTCAGCGTGGAGAGCTGCACACCAGCCGGGTAGGTCATGGGGGCTCCTTGTCAGGCGGGAGGCCCCCCACAAGGGAGGCCGCTAATGGTGTGGCGGGTTAGGCTGTGGGTGCGACTTCCGGGGCGATGACCACGGGCGCTGTGACCTCGGGTGCCGTCACTTCGGGGGCAGGGGCCGGCGCGGGCGCGGGTTCCCTGAGCGGGTCAGCTTTCAGGTAGGCGCCGATCGCATAGGTGCCGGCGATTACGACGCCGTAGGCGAGCGGTGCGTATGCGCCGAGGAAGGCCAGGTTGTCCGGGGTGACGGTGGACAGGAGCGTGAGGGCGAGGGTCGCGTATGCTGCCCAGTTCGCGCCGGCTTTGACCTTGGGGGATACGGGGGTGGTTGCCATGGTTACTCCTTGGGTAGTGCGTTGCCGAGCGCGACGAGTAGCTGGTGCGCCTGGTTGGTGGTGAGGTTGGCGGCGATCTGCGCGGCGAGGGCGTTCACGTCGATCGCTGCTGCGGGGGCTGCGTTGAGGCCGAGTTGCGCGGCAGTCTTGGCGTCGGCAAGCTCCTGCTTCACGCTGACCTGTTTCCCGCCGCGGACAACGGTTTCGGCCCACGTCTTGGCGGGGACGACGCTGGTAGGCATGTCAAGGTAGGCCTTCACCCGGTCATAGATGAGCTGCTGCTGTGCGTCAGTGAGTGCCATGAGGAATCCTTTAGGTGTCGGGGTGCTTTGCGGGGCGATGGCGGCGGATCCGGCTGCGAGCCGGTCGATGCGGGGCAGGTCCCACACGCCGGGGCAGGCGGTCTGGTTCCATTGCCGGTGCGGGCTCAGGGGCAGGGGGCCATACGTGGCGCGGAGGAAGTTGACCAACTCGGCTACGGTGGCGTAGTCCGCGTCGGTCGCTTCCGGGTGGCATTCGATGCCGATGGTCGTGGCGTTCCCCAGCGCGCTACCCGAATGCCAGGCGGCGTCCAGCGGGGACACGAGGCAGTCGATGCGGCCGGCGCTGACGACGAAGTGGGCTGAGGTGGTGCCGGGGCCGTTGACGAAGAAGTCCACCACGTCGGCGTGCCGCTGCCCGAGCGCGCCCCAGTGGTGGATGACAATCCCGTCGATGGTGCGGGCGCGCCCGAACACGGCGGGTACTTGCGCGGCGGGGGTGTAACCCTTCGCGGTCAGTGACTCGTTGATCGTCGTCATGATGCGCTCCCGGGGTTGACGTTGATTGTGGTGGTCGGCGGGCAGGATTTCAGGTGGTCGTCGAGCTTGTCGTGGAACGTGTCGATCTTCCCGATGACCTCGTCAACGTCGTCCCGCAGGTTGGTGACGTGGGAGTTCTGGACCTGCTGCTTGACGGTGCGAACCTCAACCGTGAGCTGTTCGAGGGTCCTGTTTTGCCCGGTGAGGGTGTCGCCTTGCGCGCGCTGACCCACGGTGAGTGCTGTGATTTCCAGCGACATCTCCGGCAGCTTCTCCAGTGACGCCCCGATGGTGACGGCGCGTTTGAGGAGGGGCCAAAGCTTCACGATGGCGACAGGAAGGCCCACGATCGCGGCTAGCGCGGTGGCGGCGGCGCCGATATTGACAATGAGTTGTAGAGAGCCGTCCATGGTGCCTCCCGGCGGGTTGTGACCTACCGGGGGTGGCGGTCTAATAGGTTGGTGCATCAGGAGTTGCGGGGCCCGAAATTGGCCCCGCAACGGTTACTTGGTCCAGGTGATGCGGAGCTGCGGGTTATGGGCTAGTCCGTAGGGTTCGGTCGAGCCGCTACCGCCGAGGGTGAACCCCTTGTGCGTCCCGGCAGCCCACCCGGCGTACGTGGAGGAGCTGATCTTGACCCACCGCCCAGACGCCTGCGCCCAGTTCGCAGAGACCGCGTAGGTGGCGTATGACAGGGCTGGCTTGGAGCTCGTGAGGGCGGGCTGCCCGTGGAGGGCGATGTTCGCGGTTGAGCCTGCCGGGTTATCCCAGTAGTCGAAGTACAGGTAAGCCCACACCCCGGTGACTGTCGCCCCGGCGAGGGTGCCAGTCAGGTCGGGGAAGACCGCCATCGAGGACATGTCCCCGTTGGGCCCCAGCCCGCAAGCCATCATGGATGGGTCACCCGTGCTGCTCGTCCCGTCACCGTTGAAGGACGCGAACCCCGTGGCCGTCCACGTCTGGTCGTAGTTCTTCTTGATTGCGGGTGGTGTGACTTCGCCGCCACCCGTGCCGCCCGCTGCGACGTCGGCGGAGCCGTTTCGTTCCTCGCCGGTCTGGGTCATGCCGAGGCCGATGTCGGTGACGGTCAGCACGACGTTCCGGGCGGCGTCTGCCATGATCTTCCCGCGCCCCGTTGACTCCACCCCGTAGCTGAGGCACAACGAAATGGGGTCGCTTACGGTGGGGGTGAGGAGCCGGTTGATCGTTATGGGGTTCCGTACGGAGGTGTTCGAGGTCGGCACCGAGTAGCCTTGGGCGATGACCGGGTCGCTGGCGTTCGCGGCCCGCCCGCCGGGTCCGAGGTGGAGTTGGACGATGACGTCGGAGTTCGCCGTGTCCGATTTGGTGTTGATCGGGCTGGTTTGGACCATGTACGCCCGCCCCGGCACGATGCCGTCGACCTGCAGGGACAGGTAGGGTTGCTGGGTGAGCCCAGCCCAGTAGGTGCCGTCCGTGAACCGGGACGCCCACGCCATGAGGCCTTGTCCAGCTGTTTTAAGGCTGTCCGACAGGGCGGTGCCCTTGATTATGATGTCGGTTGCGACGTTGATGCTGTTCGCGGTCATGTCCCCGGCAGCGCTGATCGTCGCGACAGTGGTGCCCGCGGAGTTCACCACATTGAGCCAGTCGTTCGTAGTGGTGTCCTGCGGGGCGTCAGTGACTTCAGCCAGCACAGTGTCGGACGGGTAGGACCACTTGCCCGCCTTCGACACCGCCACGAGGAGGAAGTACCATTCCCCGGCGTCCAACGTCAAGGTTGCGATGTCGCCGGACTCGCCGGTAATCGTGGCCTGCTGGGTGGTGTTGTCCGGGGTGAAGGACTCCAGCTGGGAGGCGTGCACCGTCACGTGGGAGAAGTCCATCGGGGAGAACTCATCGTCCACGAACTTGCCGTTCCAGCGCACCTCGGCGGTGTTGATGCCCGGGGTGACAGTCGGCGGGACAGGCTCCGGCGGGACAGGTCCACCCAACGTCACGGCGGCGTGGGTGCCGTCGAACTGTGCGCCGACCGCCGACACCAGCGCCCCGTCCGTGTCGAACTCCTGGACCGTGCCCGCCTCAATCGAGGACGTAGCCAACTGCGGCGCCGACAAGGCAGAGATGGCGGTATGGTTGGCGGTCAGTTGCCTCGAAAGCCACCGGGCGGTGTCGAGAAGTTCGCTCATGTTGCCTCCACTTTCAGGTTGATGGCCCCGGTCACACAGTCGGAGATGATTTCGGTGACGCGGACCCAGTCGTCCAGTACCCGCCAGCCGGTGTCGCCGGTGACGTAGACGACATCCCCGGGCCGGTACGACCCGTAGGGGGCGTTGGGGTGGTCGGACACGTCGAGGGTGTTGAACACCCAGGCGGCGCTGCGCGCGTTCACTTCGGCCCTGGCGGCGGTCGCGGCTTTGTCGGTTTTGCCGATGTCCTTGCGTTGCACGACGACGGCCCTGCGAAGCCGCCCGGGGTTGCCGGTGGCGGTCGCGCGGACCATTGCCCGGCCCGTACCGGATCCCAGTACCATGACCTCGGACGCGTAGTCGCGTTCGAGTAGGGGCGGGGCGACCGTTGCGTTGACGCCGACCTCGAACCGCAGGTCAGGGCGGCGCACACCCAGCGCGGGGACGCCGAGTTCGAGGCGGTGGGTGATGTCCTCCCCGTTCCATGCCGAGGATTCCCGGTAGTCGAACGGGGTGTTCTTCGCCAAGTCCGCGAGGACACTGCCGAGGTCGTGGTTTTCCCACCACGTCAGCGTGAACGGTTGCGCGTCGCCGCCGTTGATGTCTGACTTCTTCTTCTTCGCCGCAGCGAGTTCCGCCTTCTTCGCCGCCCACGCCGTCTGCGCGGGGGCGGTCGTGGCGTTGTTGTAATTGGCGAGCAGGGTGTTGATGGTCGCCTGCGTCGACACCGTTTGCAGGGCCCACTTCTTACCCGTCCACACATACGCTTTGTTGGCGTCGTTCTTGTCGATCCACAGGTTCTTGGTGGAGCGGTGCGACCCGGCGGGTGCGGTGTCCTGCCAGATCACAAGCCCGGTCCCGCCCAGCCCGCCCGCCGCGAGCAGGTTCACGCGGGTGGCGTTCTTCGCCGCAGCGGAGGCGTTGTACGCCGCTTTCGCTGACGCTTCCGCCGTGACCGCCGCAGCCAAACCGGCTTTCGCGGCAGTCAGCTTCGGGTCCTCCGGGATCCCCAGACGCACAGTGGACGTGTCAGGGTCCACGACCACGCCAAGATCCCCGTTTGGCTTCGACTGCACACTCGCCCAGACCATGCGGAACAGGTCGAGCGGGTCCACCTGGATCCCGGCGTAGTCGGCGTCGGTCCATGGCATCCCGGTCGGGTACATGCTGAACCCGCCGGCTTCAACCTTCAGCCTGCCCGTGCTGGGTTCGCTGGTGGCCGTGTCGATGATGGCGGCGACAGGGTTGGCGCCGTCCTGCTCCGCGACCAGCAGGGCACCCCATTCCTTCACCGCGGACAGGTTCGGGTAGTTCAGGGACAGGTAGCCGCTGATCGCGCCCGGGCCGTTGACCGACTGGATGACCTGCCCGCCCTGCAACGGGACGTCACGGTCAATCCAGGTGCGGTCGGGGAGGGATTGGAGGTGGAAGCGCCACGTCATTACTGCGCCCCTTCGGAGAACTCCCAGTCGATGACGATGGAAGTCTGGTAGTCGGCGGTCCACACCCCGGAACCGGCGGTCACGTAGCCTTGCAAGTTGATGTACTGGCTGGTGCCCCGCAGCGTCGCGTCGATCAGGTGCGTGCCGATGAGGGTGTAGTGGTAGCGTCCGCTGGAGTCGGTGGAGTCCTGCACGAGGATGCCGTTCTGCGCGGGCAGGGTGGAGCCGAACCCGGTGCGGATGCCCGCGGTGGTCATGGCCCCGCCGGATTGGACGAACTTCACCCCGGACATGTGCGCGACAATGTCGACGCGGGTGGCCCAGTCGGGCACGGCGACCAGTGGGCGTTGCGCGGGGTCGATAGGCCACGAGGCGTAGGCCCCGGTCGGGCAGCTCACCGTCGCGGACGGGAAGATCGTGACCATGGCCCGGTCGCGGCGGGGCTGCGCGACCTTCCGCAAATCCGTGATCATCCCCGATGTGACCGTGCCCGTGGAGGCGGGCAGGGTGATCTTCGCCAGCGCGACCGCCGGGTAGCCGAGGCTCAGTTCCTTCGCCGTCAAGGTGCCCGCGGGCACGCCCTGAATGATGGTCGGGTAGGCGTACTGGAACGTTGTCGGGTCCGAGGGTGCGGCGCCCTCATACTGCGGATCCAACACCCGGGCAATGACAAGGTCGGTCCGTCCGCCTGCGGACCCGGTGGGGGTGACGGTCACGTTCGTGGTCGTCGCGTTCCGCAGCGAATACGTTTGTCCGGTGCCGCCCGGGTAACGGTTCAGCAACAGCGCGCCGCCCGGGGCGACCGCGACCGTGCCGTTCGGGACCGACTGCGCCGATACCTTCAGGTCAGCGAGACCGGCGATACCCTCGGAGCCGCGGGTGCCAGCATAGGCGAGGGCGCGGGCGACCTCGGGGGAGTGCTGCGCGCCGCCGCCAACAAACCAGGGGGTGGGGTCAAAAGCCATCATGGACTCCTAGATAGATGTGTAGGCGTTGCGCCATGAGAGGGTGGCTGTTGCCGTGCCGGTCGGGTCGGTCCCGCCGAATGACAGGACGGTCATGCCGGGCTGGAGGAGCGTGGTCGACATGCGGGTCGCGCGGGTGAGCATCCCTGCGGCGTTGGTGCCGTCTTGCCGGGTGACGGTTCCGGCGCGGGGGCTGATCGTGACCGACTGGTCGTAGGCGAGCGTGCCGATGAGGGAGACTTCCATGCCCGTCGCGGAGCGGACCCACGGGTTGGTGACCGGGCCGTGGAAGGTGACCTTCAACGCCGTCGCCGCGTCCCCGGCGTTCAGGACGTTCCCGGCGCGGGGTGCGGAGGACCGCACCGTCGACAGCGGGGACGCCAGCGGGGCGACGAGCCCGCCCGTGGAGCCCGGCACAATCGTCAAGACCACGGACGTCTCGGTGTCGTCGTAGTGGTACGGCTCCGTGACCCGGAAGTCACACACAATCCGGCCCCTGCCGAACCGGGTCATCGTGTCACCGTTGATGCCCGCATACTTCCCGGGACGGCCATAGACCCGCCGCCACCGACCCGCCATCTGATACGACAGCGGGACGGTGGTGTTCGGGTTCGTGCGGATCGCCGGGTTATTCCACTCGGCGTGCAGGGCCGCGTCCGCCGCCGCGGCGCCGGCCTCGCCGCCCGCCTTCGTGTCGATGGTGAACGCCCACGTCGCAGACCCGACATAGTCGCGGCCCACGATGACGCCGTCCTGTTGCGCGCGTTGCGCGTCCGTCGTAACCAGGTCCGAAGCGCCCGGGGTGAACGCCCTGACGTGGAGTACCCCGCCGTCGTTGAACGATGTGTTCCCAATTTTGAAAATCACGCCAGGGCACCTCCGCGGTTCCGTTGTCTGAGTTGGAACCGGACTTCGTCAAAGTAGTCTTTGGCGGTCGCCTTATCCGGGACTGTGAGGTTGAGGACGATCTGTTCGGTTGTCCCCGCGCCGGAACCTGCCTGGGTGGGGAGTTTGCCGGTGCGGTTCGCTTCGAGGAGGGTGCCGGCGCCGATGGAGTTCACCGAGGCGCGCTTCATGACGATCTCGCCGGGGGTGAGCATCGCCGGGACCGTGTCCGTACCACGCGGCACGAACGGGGAACCGCCCTCGGACAGGTACGCCGGGGACGACGCGGAGAACCCGGCATGGATCAGGCCACCGGTAGCGGCGCCGCCAGCGAGGGAGCCATTAGCGCGCCCGCCCACACTGGAGCCCGTGCCTGCCGGGTCCTTCGCGGACGTATTCTTGCCCGGGCCGTCAATCCGGTTCGTGATGATGTCGATGTACTGGGTGCGCCGCTGGGTTGCGGCGATGACCATGGCCTTGAACGCGGCCAGTTTCGCATCGGCGGCAGCCTTGTCGATGTCCAGCTTCGTCGGCGGGACCTTCTTAGGGATCGCCAACAGCTTGTCGATGTACTTGGTGACGGCGTCCCGGTCGACGCCGTGGGCTACGGCATTGTTGATGATCTGCGTTCGCATGTCGACCATCTGCTGACGGGCTTTGCCGGTGGAGTTCGCGAGCCCGCCGTTAGCCTCCACAACGCCCTGAAGGTTCGCGATCTGCCCGTTGAGCTGGCCCCGCAGCGCCACAGACGCCGCGGACATGTCCGTGATGCTGGTGGTCGTGAAGTGGATCTTCTTGCCCGTGGCGTTGACGTGGTCGCCCATGTTCGCCAGTGACGAGTCGAACGCGTTCTGCGCCTGAGCCGCCGTCAGCGTCTTGCCGTTGAGCTTGTCGAGGGAACCCTTTAGGAGGCCCGCCGCGTCGTTCTCCAACTGCATCTGTGTGGTAGCGTTCTGCGCCGCCGTAGCCTGGTTGGCCTGCGCCGTTTCCGCACCCTGAAGAGCGGCGACGGTCGTGCCGTACTGGCCCGCGAGCTGAGCCGCTGCGGCAGCCTGCGCCGAGAGCGCCGGGGTTGTCTGCTCGGTCACGGACTTGTACGCGTTGTAGGCGTCGATGTTGTCGTGGATCGCGGAGGAGTTGTTGTCGATGCCGCCCGTGAGGGTGTGCCGTGCGGCGTCCATCCGTGCCGCGGTGTCGATCAGGTCTTCCCCGGAGCGCTGGTTCGCGTTGATCTTGTCCGTGTTGTACTGGGTGGCCGTGTTCACCTGGGCGAGGGCGTCCTTGTTGCCCAGCATGGCCTGCATGACCGTGGTCGTAGACACGCCGAGGGTGTCGGCTGCGTCGCGCATTTCCCGGGTCGTCGCGGCGTGCGCGGCTTGGAGGCGGACGTTCTCACCGATCAGGCCGTTGTCGCGTTCGACCGCGTCGCCGTAGCTGACCATGGAGACGGTGTTGCTGTCCGTGCTGGACGCTGCTGTTGCGGCTGCGACACCGATGCCCGCGAGGGCTGCGACGAACACGCCCACAACGGGGATCGCCATGGAGGATTCGACCCCGAACCAGGCCATTGCGGTTCCGGCGAGGCGGAGGGCGGGGGCGATGGTTGTCGCGGTCGTGACGAGCCCGGCGAGGGCCGGGAGTGGCAGGGACGACAGCCCGTCCGACAAAGCTGTGAGGAAGCCGACCACCACGGGCCCGAGGGGTGCGAACGCGGCGAGGATATGCCCCGCCGTGGTCACCAGCGACTCAATCAGGTGCATGACGGAGGGCAGGTTCTCGATGGCGTAGTTGATGAACTCGTTGAACCCGTTCGTGCCGTTGAACGACGTAAGCCAGGTCACGAACTTGGACAGTTCAATCCCGCCGGCCTGAATCAGCGGGTTCATCTGCCGCATCCCGTCGAGGACGCCCTGGAGTGCGGTCCCGCCGATCTGCCCTAGCATCCCGGCGAAATCGCCGGTCATTTGGGTCAGGAACGGCATCCGGGAATTGATGTCACCAACGGCGGAGGAGAACGCGCCGAGCATCTTGTCAGCCGACGTCGCGGCGAGCTGGTCAAGGTCTCCTTTGAGGACCCCTAGCCCGGTCGCGTAGGTGTTGCCCACGACGGTGCCGGACGCCATCTCATCCTTGATGCCCTTGATGGCGAGGACGCCGGCGACGCCCATGACACCGAACGCGGCACCCAAGCCGACAGCGCCAGCCGCGATAGGCGCCGCCGCTGCCAGTACGGCGGGGGCCATGGCGATGAGGACGCCGATACCGGAGACATTTCGCTGGTTCGCCTGCGTGGCCCGGTTGGTGGACTCGGTGCCCTTGTCGCGCTCCACAGTGTGGGCGCGTTCGACAGTTGTTGCCTTGTCCGTCTCGGTCGATTCAGACCGGCGACCTTCACCGAGCATCTTCTCGACGGTGGCGAGGCGTAGCGCCCCGCTGGTGGAGTTGATCTGCTCCTGGTTGAGGCCCTTTTCTGTGGCGGCGAGCCTAATGTTCTGCTCTTCGAGCTTCCGCTCAATGGCGGCGACTTCGTCAAGCTTCACCAGCGCGGGGCCGACGTTCGCGTCTACCCGGACGGTCGGGGACAGGTCCCCTAGTTCTTTAGCTTCGGCTTTCGCCTCGGCTACGGAGCGGTCCCACGCGGATTTATCAATGGTGAGTTTCGCGTCGATGGAGCCAGTCGTTGTGGGCCCGGTCATGGCTACTCCTGTGGTGGTGGTGGTTCGTCGTCGTCGGGGCGGGTCGCACGCCACAACCGGGATTCGGACGTTTGGAGGAGCCCGAAGACGAGGTCCCGGAACTCAGCCCACACGGGCGGGTCCTTGTGGAGCCTGATGCCGTATTCGGAGGCGAAGTCCGCGATGATCAGGGGGAAGTGGTTGAGGATTTGCTCCCACGTGACCGGGTCGCCTTCTTCGGCGGGGCGGTCGTACCATTCCCAGAGGCCAGTGGAGGCGTCGTAGTCGCCTCGTCCGTGGGGGTCATTAGGACCAGAGCTTCCCGGGCCGCTTCCCGTACTGCTTTTGGGATGCCGCTCTCCCACGCTTCCTCAGCGGAGTCGCGTCCGGTGGTGAAGTCGGTGTAGGCGGTCAGCCAGATCCGGTCCATGAGGTCCCCGCCGACCTGGTCGTCAATGAGCTGCTGGTACGCGTCACCGAGGAGGATGGTGTTCAACTCTTCGGCGGTGAGCGCTTCGCCGCCGGACTTGGACGCGTGGATCCTGAGCCCGTCCTGAAGGGACACGGTGGGGAGTGTGTATTCTTTGCCGCGGATCGGGATAACCAGCGGGCCGACAATGTCTTCGTAAGGGCGCAAAGCCATGGTGAGAGTCCTTTGTGAGAGTGTGGTGTGAGAGTTGAGGGGTGGTGCTGGGGGCGGGCCACTCTCACGCAACCCGCCCCCAGGTCAATGGGGCTAAGCGCCCCGGGTGTAGCTGAACGCGGTCGACGCGCCGGCGGCGTTCGTGACGACGATGTTCGCCGCACCAGCGGAACCGGCGGGCATGACCGCGACGATGGTGGAGTCCGACACGACGGTCCACGCGGTCGCGTTCGTCGCCCCGAACTTCACACCGGTTGTGGCGACGGTGCCGTTGAACCCGCCACCAGTGATCTGGACCTGACCGCCAACAGCGACACCGGACGGGGTCGCGGAGGCGATGACCGGGACAGCCGTAGCCGACCACGGGTTCGCAATGGACGCGAGGACACCGTCGATCGTGAACGACAGCGTCACCTCTTCAAGGTCAGCGACACCGGTCTTCGACTGCTGCCAATCCACAAGGGCCCGGCCCGAGTACGCCTCAGCGGCGCCGTTCCGGTCGTACCAGCGGATGTAGATGCGCGCCTGGTCACCGAACTGAAAACGGGTCTGGCGGACGAGTTCCTGGCCCGGGTCGAACGTGCCGGCGGTCGTCTTGCGGTTCGCCTTCACAACGACCTTCGCGCCCGTCATCGTCTTCTCCCAGTTGGAGAAGCCGTTGCTGTCGTAGTCGTCTGCGGCGACGAGGGTGGGGGTTTCGTTCGGGGACAGGTCGGTGATACCGGCGATGGAAAGCCAGGACGTGTTATCGGTCGATACCTGAAATTTAAAGCGTCTGGCCAGCGATGTGGACATGGGTTGCCTCCTACGGGGCTGATTCGGGCAATGAAAAAGCCCCGTAGGAGGTCTACGGGGCTAGAAGGGGGTGGTGCTATTCAGTTATGGTTCGGGGTTAGGCGGGGGTGTTCTCCCGGGCCTTGGTGTCCGTGTTGCGGGCGATGTGGTCAACGGCGGTCGCGAGGCGGTACACGCCGATGATGGTCAACAGTGCGGCAGGGACGAGCAGGACGGTCGCGAAGATCGCTGTCTCCGGGCTGCGGGTCAGTGCGCCGATGAGCGACAGTGCCGCGGAGACGGCGCCGAGGAGCAGGCCAGAGGAAAGGTGCAGGGCGGACGCGTCAGGTCTTGTCATGTCCGCATCCTACAGCGTCGCCGGGACTTTTAATAGTCACCAGATCCCGCCGTCTGGCCGGTTGGCGGTGGCGGGGGTGTCAACGTCGACGATGAAGGTTTCCACATGCTCGAACCGGCGGTTCGTGTCCTGCACGAGCGGGACGCTGTTGCTGTGCAGGATTTGGATGATGTTCGCGGACCCGAGCGGCTGGGACCGGATGCCCTGTAGCAGGTCGCGGACGGCTGCGGCGGTTTCGGTGGCGCTGAACGGGTCACCAGCGGCGCCGCGGACGTGGACTTCGAGGATGCCGCGTTCCATCGGGATCATCGTCGCCAACGTCACGGGCGTGTAATTCAGGACCACGCACGTGTCGGGGGACTGGGGCCACGCACCGAACACGACCGCATTATCCGCAGCATCATAGGCGCCGGCTGGTTTGTAGACGGCGATGCTGGAGTCCGAGATGATCTGTGCTATCCCGGTGAGCAGGTCTTTGGCGTAGCTCATGTGTCCCTCATTCTACTCAATGACCTTGCTTAACTCTTGGGTGAGTATTTCCAGGACCTTGGGGGTTTCGGACAGGACGGACTTTTCGAGGTACAGCCGCTCACCGCCGCGTTCGTGCCGGAGCAGTTCGTAGTGCTGGTAGCGGGCGTACGGTCCGGGGTAGTACACGTCGGCACCATTAGCGTGCTGGATCGTTGACGCTGAGGTGCGCAGGTCGCCGGACTCGATCGGCGTCCGCTCTACCGCTACCTGCCGCAGATGCTCCATCGCCTTGAATGACGCGGCGGGGATCCCGGCGAGGACGGCGTCGGTGACCTTGTCGAGGTGGATGCTGAACGTCTCGCCCATGGTTGCCTACTTCAGATAGATTTCGGCGTGGTCGGGCAGGTCAAGTCCGGGGGCGTCGTTGACATTCTGACTGATGACGTGTGACACGCGCCCGCCCGATGTGACTTTGGAGTCGGGCGTGAAGCGGGCCCCGTCCGCGGTCGAGCAGTAGAACGTGGACGCTGCTGTGACTTGCTGGCCCGTACTGTCGCGCACGAGGCGGACCTTGCCCTCCAGGAACCCGGGTACGGTCGCGGGGACCTGGTACACGTCACCGACAGCGCCTGTCCCCAGCCAAGTTTCCACGGTGACGGTGTGGACGAAGAAGTCCTCAACGCCGCTCACCCGTACATCCAGACGTTGGAGTCCATGAGGTTGTTGTCGCGGAGCTTCCGCGCCGCCTCGGGCACCAGGGTGGTGAGTGCTTTAGCCTTCGCGTCCGCGGCTTTGCCGGCGTCGGCGTAGGACAGGGACGCGGAGCCGATGGACTTGGACGACGCGACACTGGCGACGACCACGCCGCCGAGGAGGGGGTCGATGCCGAGGGCAGCCCACGCCGCCGCCTGAATACAGGTCGCGTCGTTCAACGCCTTCGCCACGACCGGGTCTGTTGCCAAACCCGTGACAGGGTCCGCCGCGTAATACGACGAAGAGGACGCTTCCAACACCAGCGAGGACGCCGACCGGAGCAGCGGTGTCGCGTTCGCCGGGACCGCCGCGCCCGTCCACACAGCAAGGTCCGCCGGGGTCGCCAACATGTCAGGGACCACAAAATTACCGAACAGACCAGCCATAGACCTACACCCCGTACTTTTCGATCAGATCAGATTTCGTCAACGCTTCCGCGTCGTCCACGGAAGCGCCGGAATGGACAGCCCACGACACCCACTCAACCTTCGGGGCGTTCAGTGCGGGCCGAACACGTTCGGCCTTCTCGACGTAGTCCGTGCCGTCCTTATTGACCCGCTTCACAGAACCCTTGTGAAGCTGGTGGAGGATAACCTCGTGCAGAGGGAGGGACAGTTCGAAAACCGTCCCTCCCTCCCCACGGATGTGCCAGGAATCCGTCAAGGATTAGCGGCGGTTGGTCCGGAACGCGGTGACCTTACCGGCGAAACCGGCGCCGAGGTCAAGGCTGAGGGAGCCGTCGTTCTGGAGGAAGCGGGCCGATTCGAGTGGGCCGATGAACACGGCGCCCGTCGCGGGGACGGACACGACGAGGTCGCCCTGACCGGACGATTCGGCGATCGGCTGGGTGCCAGCCTTCACGGTGGCGTTCAGCGGGCCGGCGGTCGAATTGGACACCCGCAGGACCAGCACCTCGGGGCGGGCCCCGGTGATGGTGTGCCCGTTGGGCTGGTCGGCGGTCGTACCAACCGGGTCCACCAAAGAGGTGCCGGCGGTCAGGTCAGTTACAGGTACAGCGGTGCGAGCCATGAGCGATCAGCTGCCTTTCGGTTAGGAGACGGTGACAAGCGCGCTTGCCAGGAAGTCGGGGCGGACGAGCTTGCCGCCGTAGAGGACGAGGCCCTTCACGGCGTCGGAGAACGAAGACTGCGGCCGGTACGCCTCAACCTTGTTGATCTGCTCGGCGAACGTGTACGCAGCGTTGGTGCCGGCGATGGTCACGTACTCGGAGCCCGTGGTGTTGGGGGCGTTGTTCGTGACGCGGATGTCGAACCCTGCGGCGCGACCGACCATACCGTTGCGGAGGCCTTCGGAGGTGCCGGATTCGTTGACCTTCACGAAGCGGGCGTCACGGAGCAGGGCGCCGTGGGCTTCGGGGCGGACGTTGATCCAGCGGCCCTCGGTGGGGACGT